TAGTGGTTTAAAAGGTAGTGGATTTTTTGGTAGTATGTTTGATGGTGTAAAAGACACAGTAAACAATGCTGGAAATCTTCTTAATAATCTAAACCCTTTAAAACTATTACCAAAAAGTAATCCACTTGGTGGAATAATTAATTGGTTTAACAAGGGTTATACTCCAAAAGAAGATACGATGAAGTGGAAAGATCTAATGGCAGATGATTGGAAACAACGTGGAAAATTTGGCAAAGGTGGAAAAATGGGAGGATGGGATTTGACTCGTGGATTTAGACCAGGTGTTGCTGCTAATGAAGGTGGTTTTGGATCAGGTCCTACACCAGCAGGAAGACAAGCAGTGAAGAGAGGATTTGGATTTTTATCATCCTTTAGAGGTGGAGGATTAGCAACATTAGCAAGTTTAGTTGCAAATGAGTTTTTAAATCCACAACCACTTGCTGACGGAACAATGGACGGATATATGAAGAGTGTTGGACAAAATAACTCAATGAAATTACAGAATGAAAATGTAAATCCAATAGCAACTACTGTAATTAATAACAATTACTACAATGGTGGTGGACAAGGTGGAGGACAGGAAAGTGGTAATGAAAATTTAGGACAAGGTTTCAACGATGACCTAACTAAGTTTATAACAGGTTTTTCTATCATGAGTAAGTAATGGCAGAAGATAAGAAAGAACAACACCCAACTCAAATATCACTTGAGGGTTGTGTTTTCAGAAAAATTGATAATAAAGCAAAAGTTTGCAAAGAAAGAACTATTGGAACTGATATGATAATTAGTTTTGATTACATGGAGAGTATATTGTCTCCATTTGTATCAGGAGCTTTAGTTCTTAGTGACTCAAAAGATTTTATTAACACTTTTCCAATAGAAGGTGGTGAAGAAGTTGAATTGGCAATAAAACACTCATTTAATAAAGATGCACAAAAATATAGTTTTAGAATTTATAAAATTGCTAGTAGAATTATAGATGGTAAGAAACAAGTTTATAATTTACTGTTAGTTTCTGAAGAAGCTTTAGTAAATGAAAGCGTTAGAATTCAGACACAGCAAGATGGAGAACCATCATCAATAATTATTAAAATGATTAGAGAGGAATTAAAATCAAGTAAAGAAGTATTTTCTGAACCATCAAGATTTAAAGTAAGAATGATTCCTAATAATAAAAGACCATTTGATATAGTTGCACAACTTATAAAAAGATCAGTATCTAGTAAAACAACATATGGACAAGATCAAACAGAAAATACAACGGGATCGGAACAACAGATAAGAGGAAGTGCTGGTTTTTTCTTTTGGGAAAATAATAGAGGATATAATCTTTTTTCAATAGATGCTTTATGTGATACATCTGAAGAAGAACTCTTTATAGTTAAAAAAGATAACGTACCAAGTTTAAAATCACAATCGTGGGGTCCTTATGTTGAGGTTATAGCAAATACAGATGCATCAGGAGATGCTAGGTTTAATATAACAGCATTTACTCTTAATGCTGAAGTTGATCTTATGTCATCATTAAGACTCGGTAAATATTCTACAAAAATGGTATTTTTTAATCACAGTACTGGTCAATATGATGAGTATGTTTATAAAATTAAAGATAGTTATAGTAACATGGCACATCTAGGAGGACAATCTACAGTATCTCTAGTGCCAGGAAATACTGATGAATTATCTGGAAAACCAACTAGAGTTATGTCTGCTGTATTGGATAGTGAGACATGGTATGATGATCCAGAGGTAAAAGATCCAGAAGATCCAAAGGTAGAAAATCCCACAGAATATGCTGATTGGGTAAAATATTATGCTGCACAGTCAGTTGCTAGATATGATTTACTTAAGAATCAAGAGGGAACATTAAAAATTCCTCCTAATCCTCTTATTTGCTCAGGAGATAAAATTACATTACGTTTAAACAGTAAGTTACCAGATGCACTGAAGGAGGAGACACCATACGATAAAGAGTCTAGTGGAGTTTATCTTGTTAAGGAAGTCACACATACATTTAACTTTGTTAACGGAGGTACTAGCGGAAATGGATATTCTACGCTAAGATTATTCAGAGATTCTTATGGAACTGATGTAGATCCATCAGCACATGGCGAATAAATAATAATGTACATACTGTACGGAGGTAAATACAATGAAATCAATTGAAGATCATATCAAAAAGGACAAAGAAATCCTTGAAGATCCAAAAACATCAGAACCCATGCGTCATCACATTGAAGATGAGTTGCATGACTTAGAAGAGTATGTAGAACATCACAAAGACGAAATAAAGGCAGGAGATCATCATGACCCTAATGTATTAGAGGTATTCTGTGATGTACACCCTGATGAACCTGAGTGTCTAATATATGACGATTAAACATGAATGATGAAGCACTGTCACGGTTAGTTCCTAGTCACAAAATAGGTAATGATGGATTATCTTGGTGGGTAGGTCAAATAGAAGAAACTGCGTCAAACACCAAAGGAAAAGGTGGTTGGCGGTATAAGGTTGCGATTGTAGGAGAGCATCCTAGATCTAAGCAACTCTTAGAAACAAAAAAACTACCATGGGCAACTGTGATGATGCCTGTTACCACACCTTTCATGCCTGGTAATATTGGTGGAGCATCTGCTCAACTAATACCAGGTTGTTGGGTGATTGGTTTCTACTTAGATAATGATAAACAGAAACCTATCATCATGGGTTCTATTGGACAAGTGCCTGGTGCTACTACAGTCAAGAATGAAGTATCACCAGACGATGATGATTCTAGATTTAAAACTGGAATAAGATTAGAACCAAGATTTACTGTAAACCCAGATAAAGATGGAGATCCGAGTAAATCAGAGACAAACGATCTAGTTGGTGTACAATCTGATGGATCAACGAAAGAATATAATGGCAAAGCTCAATTTAAAGTAGATCTTGGTAATAAAATTGAAGTTATAAAACAAGAAGATTGGTGTACAGAAACTGCACAAGCTTGCAAAGAAAAGAAACTCAAAGATAAAATAAAAACTAATCTAGGTCAATTTCTTTACAATGTACAAAATAATAATGGTAATATAGGAACTTTTTACGTTGACAAGTATACTGGAGGACTTTATAGTTCTACAGGAAAGGCAAGGACATACGTAAATAAAATAGTTGCAATTATTAGAGAGTTTATTGCAGGAGCCAAAGGATACATAACAAAACTAATTAGAGATGCAGTTGACGCTTTAGTAAAATTCCTTCTAAGACCAAACAAAAGTGGAAATGTATTGACAGGTGCAACTGAATGGATGAACAAGATGCTTAAAGATCTTGGATGTAAAATGGAAGATTTATATCTTAGAATTGCTGAGTGGTTGACAAATCTTTTAATGAGTTACATTAATCAAATCTATCGTGCTGCTATTTGTCAGGTTGATGAGTTAGTGAATGGTATTATTTCTAAAATTTATCAGTTAATGAATCAATTGCTTAATAGTGTCTTAGGTCCTCTACAAGATATCCTAGGTGCTATTGCTGCTCCATTCAATGTAATCGGAAAAGCAATCAATTATATTTTAAATTTATTAGGAATTAGTTGTTCTGGAACTGATAGAAGTTGCGAAGAAGTTAAGCAAAAATGTACAACTGGTGAGGAAAAAACAGATGATGATGAGAATTTCTTAGATAGATTATTAGATGGTATTGATAATTTATTTGGTGATACACCAAGAGACTATACACAGTATACTTGTGAAGAAGCATACACTGGATCTCCATTAACAGTAACAACAATTGGATTTATAGGTGGGGTTCCTAAACTTCCTACAGATACAACAAAACAACCTAAAATCACATACGATATTACAGATGTAGAGGTAGAAGAGGGAAGTTCTGCTCGTTTTACTGTTACTAGAAGTGGTTTTACTGGCATAGCATCATCTGTTAAAGTACAAACACTAGCAAATCAAGGGAGTGCTACTGCTGGTACAGATTATCTTGCTGTAGATGATATATTAGGATTTGCTCCTACCGAAACTGAAAAAACTTTAGAAGTTCAAACTTTAGTAGATAACGAAAGCGATGATAATGAAGTTTTTTATGTGAAATTAACATTAAATTCTCCAGAAGGTAATGATGTAAAAACAATATTTAAGAAAAACATAGGTGTTGGAACTATAGTAGAGAGAGATTTGAAAGAACCATACGATCCATTCAATCCAAACCTTGTAGATCCATTTGCAAATATTGATGAGACACCTGATATAGACGGGTTTCCAACGGGAGATGGTGATCCAGATCCAAATCCAACATTCAGTGTTGTTGCAAATAGAAAAACAGTTTCTGAGGGAGAATTTATTATATACACAGTTACAACAACAAATATTCCAAATGGATCTATATTATATTATTACTTGACTGGTGATAATATAACACCTTCAGATATTGTTGGTAATTCATTACGAGGACAGTTTGTAATTCAAGATAATACAGCAAAAATTACTGTTGGTATTAATGATGATAAAGAAATTGAAGATGAAGAAACATTAACTTTCACACTTAATGGTAATGGTGCATCTGTAGATGTTCTTATTCTTACTGATAGTGACCAGAGTATAGGTGATTCTGATCAAGGTGTTGGCGATGATACATCTACTGTTTACGAAACTTTTAGACCACCAACTGTAAATACTCGAAATGTTATAACTGATGATAATGGAGGAATTATAGAAGTTCCTGTAGAAGATAAAGGTGATGCATGGGCAGAACCTCCTATTGTATTCATTGCTGGTGAGGGAGTCGGTGCTACTGCAACAGGATTATTAGATGGCAATGGATTCTTAACTGAAATTAGAGTTAAATCATCAGGATTTGGTTACAAGAAAAATCTTGCATCAGATAATGATGTTAGATGTATTATTGATGCATTTAGTATTCTCAGTCCTGGCAGAGGATATACAAGTGCTCCAACAATTCTTGTGGATGGAGAAGAAGGACGTGCGGAAGCAATAGTAAAAAATGGTTTGTTAGTACAAGTTCGTGTTTTAGATAGAACAACAACTTACTCTGCATTTCCTCCTATTACTATTAGAGGTGGTGGTGGATCTGGTGCTAGATTAATGCCATCATTAGCATGTCTTAATACAGAAGCACTATCAGCAGTTGGATCTACTAAGATTGGAACTGGTCGCTACGTTGATTGCCCATGACACCTCCAAAGCAACAATCAAAAAGCGTATTTTTTCCCGCTGTTGATTATCCAGACGATATTTTTCAGCAGACGACCCCTGATGAGACTCAGGAATTAGGTGATGGTCCTCGTTTTACCACTCTTGCTAAGGGTTGGAGAACTAGATCAGAAATTTACGAAAGAGTATTTCCAGACGAAGAAACAATGACTTTAAGGATTGATGGTCCTAGAGGTGGTGGTTGTTTTATGTCATATCGCAATGATGGTGGCATCAGAATACGCACAGGTCCTGAAAACACAGAAATTGCTGGAAGTGCTGTACTTGGGTTATATTCGGAAGGTGGCACAAACCAAAAACATCTTTCTACTTCATATTATGAATACAATATGGGAGGAACAAAAAGTAAGGGCAAAGCATTAAGTGTTCTTGCATATGGCGATGTTGTAGAAGAATGTATAGGTGGTCAACATAGTATAAAAGCAACAAAAATTTTAATAACAGCAACTGATCAACTAGAAATTGACGCACAAAATATATTAATTGCAGCACAGGGTGACTTACAGTTACAGGGTGCTAGTGTTAACACTATAACTGTTAACGAGAAAGATATCGTAACAGGTCAGAAAATGTCTTTTGGTGCTGGTGAAGAAACATTCATGCAATTTGATCCTCGTGCACAGGTCAATATAATTTCACCAGGCAGCATAAACATGAGAGCAGCACAGGATGCTGTTATAGGAACTCTTGGTTGTTTACATTTAGTTTCTCTTGGAGGTCCTGGTGCTCTAATTACGAATAGAACAGTTGGAATGAGTTTGAGTACCAGAACACAATTTGCTGCTGGAGGTACTGCAGCAACAGATATAATTTCATCAGGATTTACTACAGTAAAAGGTACAGGTGGAGTCGAGGTTAGCACAGCAGGATTATTAGACATGGCGGGTACAGGTTCTGCTATGATTACGTCTGAGGGTGTCATGGACGTTTCTGCAGCAACCCTAAATTTGGATGGTACAGCAGCAGTCAAGATTACTGGTGCAATGATATTCTTGAATTAATATTAGGTTTTCTTATATTTCGTATAAGGTTTACTATGTCAGAGTTCGGTTAAAAGCTTGACAAATCTAAATTAAGTATTATAATATACAGTACAGGACTCGAAAGATCGTAACCCTGCGAAAAGACTCACATGTCGGTGTAGTCTCACATCCGCAGGAATAGTATATCTTGCGAGAAATAAAAAACAAAAATGATCAAATCAACAATCGCAGCACTTGCTGCAACTCCTCTTCTATTCTCTGGTGCTGCGTTTGCAGGTCCTTACGTTAATGTGGAAGCAAGTGGTTCATATCCAGACGGAGCATATACATCAGGAACTTGGGAATTCCAAGTTGGATACGAAGGTACAACTCCTAACGGAATTGACTGGTATGTATCAGGTGGTCCTACAGTAACTCACACAGAAACTGCTGATGAGTTCGGTGACACTGAGTTAATCGGTTACATTGGTGGCGGTAAGTCTATCACTGATAGCGTAGGAGTATACGGAGAACTCTCTGGTGCAACTAACGTTGATGACGTAGACTGGTCTGGAAAGGCAGGACTTAAGTACACATTCTAAATAGTATCGAGACCTTTCGTGCGTCTCTACATTCGGAACTTACAGACCTCTACATAGTAGGGGTCTTTTTTTATGTAATGA